CTAATGCCAGTATACAGAGATTATGAGATTCGTATGAATCTCAATGAACTCATAGAGAAGAGAGTTCCATGTTGTGATCTGCTACACCCTGACCACTGTTTTACAGAGTCACAGGTAACGCAGATCGCACATGATATTAATATGGATCTAGATTTACATCCCATATACAAACAGATTGATGATCATATCATGAGATATGTGAAAGCAGCAAACATACAAAACGAAGACCACTGGGTCGAAGATAGATTAAAACATCCACATGATTGACAGTAGTGCTATAATATTAGTATGAGAGCATTTTGTCCACCTAAAAACACTCCTGACAAGGATATCGTTATGACTCCTGAGTATCTTGCTAAGGATATCATACAACATTATGAACCAAAAGGATTAATTCTTGACCCATGTAGAGGGACAGGAGCATTTTATGACAACTATCCCACATTGCATGACTCACTATGCACAAAAGATTGGTGTGAGTTAGCAGAGGACAGAGATTTCTTACAGTATCATCGTAAGGTAGATTGGATCATAACTAATCCACCATGGTCTATGATGCAACAGTTCTTATGGCATGGTATGGAGATAGCAGACAACATAGTATACTTGACTACTATCAATCACTACACTACTAAACGTAGAATACGTGAGATGAGAGAGCATAACTTTGGTGTCAAAGAGATCTATTGTGTAGACTCTCCCAAGAAACCATGGCCACAGTTAGGTTTCCAATTAGCAGCAGTGCATACACAACGTGGATATACTGATGGAACAGTATGGAGTTATCAACCATGAGTGTTCGTTACTTTATAGATGATGTGTTACCACCACACATATACTTACAGTTAGAAAATATTATTACTGGACAACAGATTGAGTGGTTTTTAAAGATTGGAACTGCTAGTAATGAACAAACTAACTCTGGTGATTGGAGATTTATCACTCATGTATATAAACAAGGACAATCACCAGATAAAAAGTATCCTTACTTTTCACCAGTTTTTGATTTTGTAACACCAAAGGCACTACTTGGATCAAAACTTAATTGTGATATCTGTACACAAACTCCACAACAAAGACCTTGGCACACTGATCAGAACTATCATACAGAATCTACATTTACATCTATCATGTATTTTAACGATTGTAATGGCAAAACAATTTTTAAAGATGGTGCTACTGTAGAATCAAAAAGAAATAGGATGTTAATTTTTAACTCTGAGTATGAACATGCGGGTATAACACAAACAGATGAACCTAGGAGATATGTACTCAATACAAATTTCTTTGCTGATCCAAAAACAATTCCAACTGGAACCTCCATATGAAGAATACTATATTATTTGGAGACTGTAGAGATACACTCCCTACTATTGATGTCAAGGCACGCATGTGTGTGACTAGTCCACCATATTACGGACTACGTAACTATGGAGGAGAAGAGAATCAGATAGGACAAGAGGACACACCAGAACAGTTTATTGACAATCTGGTAGAAGTATTCAGAGCAGTGCGTGATGTATTGACTGATGATGGCACACTATGGGTCAACATAGGAGATAGTTACTATAACTATAGACCTGGCAAAGGTCAAGAACTAGTCAAACAGACAGTATCTAAGACAGAACGTGATCAACCACAGCAGTGTGCAAGACGTGCTAACAAACTAGAAGGTCTAAAGGAAAAGGACATGATAGGTATACCATGGATGTTAGCATTTGCATTGCGTGCAGATGGATGGTATCTAAGGCAGGACATCATATGGCATAAACCAAATCCTATGCCTGAATCTGTTAAGGACAGGTGCACTAAATCACATGAGTATCTCTTTCTATTATCTAAAAACAAAAAGTATTATTATGACAACGAAGCAATCAAAGAACCAGTCAAACAAGATTGGGGTGAACGAGACAGGACAACTGGTAAGTACCATAATCCTGGCACTGGCCTTCAACCTCATAGTGGTCTATCCAAGTCTTATGAACGGAAAAATAAACGAGATGTTTGGACAGTAACCAATAAACCATATAAGGGAGCACATTTTGCTGTATTTCCACCTGACTTGATCGAACCATGTATACTAGCAGGGAGTGAGCAGGGAGATATAGTTTTAGATCCATTTATGGGATCAGGAACCACAGGTATGGTAGCAAAGAAAAACTTCCGATCCTATATTGGATGTGAGTTGCATGAGGACTATGCCAGTTTACAAACTGATCGCATAGATAGCATACCACCGCAACTTGTGCTATAATGAAGGTAACAATCACTCCAGACCACATTACTATGTCAAACAAGTATGATTCACCATTCTCATCTAACGAGATCAAATACTTTATGAGTCTTATGCAAGAGGATGCTGCACTTGGCAGAGGTTCTACCTATGCTAAACTAGAAGTTCTCCTAGACAAAATGACAGGAGAGAGAAACGTAGTTAAATCATTAAACTTTTCATGAAACACTTCCTCGAACTTGACAAACACGACCAAAAACTTCTCTTTGAAGCACTATGTCATTATGACCTCCATAGAGACGGAACTGGAACCTCGGATGAGAACGACTCATTCCTCTATCTTTATGGAGAACTAAGTGAACGCTAAAAGTATGACAGGAGCAGAGAAACTCCTATTTATTTTCTCATTTATAAACTTCATGCACTGGGGAACACAGTTATGTCTTGTTACGTTACGTTTGGTGGGTATAGGAATCGCAAGCGGGTCACTCGCTCTGTCATCAACTGGTTCATGGCAGATCGTAAACTCAATCGCTTCAACACGTTTGTCCATATTATAGACAGAAATTTAAAGAGAGAAGGTATGTATGGTTGTATCCATAGCATAGATCAATTGTCACGTCCACGTTTCTTTGAGATAGAAATGGACAATCAACAGGACGATGAATCATATGTTACCACACTCATGCATGAACTGACTCATTTTGAGCAGAGGTTGCGTGGTAAGTGGAAGCAGCAATGGAAGAAGGAGAAAGTTCTTAATAAATGGCATAGTAAGATAGTTCCTAGTGAAACAAAGTATATGGATGAACCATGGGAGATTGAAGCACATGCCTTAGAAAAGGAGTTGTATACGAGATATGTCACGAGAAGTTAAGATAGAAACGTATTTTCTTGAACCACCTTATAAAATAGTAGAACACATAGCATCATATGGCGATGAGCAGGATCGAATCAGACCTGTTAACGCTGATATGACGAACTGGCATTTAGAGACAGACATTAAATTTAAACCAATCATAGACAAAATAAATGAAAACTATCCGCAATACACAATCAAAGAACTCTGGGGTAACACGTATAGACAAGGTGATTATGCAAAGACTCATAATCATTTTGAGTATGTTTATGCTTTTGTTTGGTTTGTGGATACCCATACTTCTAGTTCTCCGATAGTATTCCCTAATATAGAATGCCCATGGGAACCACCGTTAGCAATCATAAGACCAGAACGAGGAAAGATAGTAGTATTTGATGCAGAAGAACACCACTATGTACCACCAATAACAGATGGTCATAAACGTGTCACAGTAGCGGGTAATATGATACTAAATAAAAAGGTTCATTAAAATTACAATGGCATTAGACCCAGACATTCAAAAACACTTTGACTTTAAATATGTTGAAGGAGAGTTGCATATCTACATACGCAAAGAGATGGTTGATGCACTCGGATGGACAGACAAAGATTTAGATATGTCATTCGGTGGTATTAAAAGAATGAATACATTTAAGGGAGCACATTTATCCATACATCCACTATCAGGAGAGTATGAGCACCCATGGCACACACATATGACAAACAGCAAACCGTCACAAGGGGGTAGACACAGCGACTTAGATGCGTTATAATATTAGTGGGAAACAAATGCTACGGTATTTTGTTTCTCGCACCCAATGTTACATGTGAAACTTAATCCAAACAATCCTAATAACATGATCACACCAATGGTTTCGCTAGGATCACTATCCAAGCAGATCAAGGGCATTAAGAATGCTCTTAAACAACCAGAACTATACAATGATGAAGAGATACGTCATTTAAAACGTGCTCTACGTGATTTGTATGTGGAGAGAACAGAGTT